GAGGCAGTGGTTGCAAGCGACGAAAGCATGGAAGACACGGGATTAACACCCATATCAGCTGCCTCCTTATCGCCCGGGTCTCGTGCGGAACGACCCTTCTTTGATGATGTAAAACCACCCGATTGAGCAATAAAGGTACCGGGTTCGCACGCAAAGGACAAATCTACATCTTCAAATGAAAAATACATATTGCCGGTAACAGTACCAGACGTGAGTGGACTGTAGCAAATGACGTCTATTCTTCCTGCGTCGTTAAAGCCGGAGCCAAGATCAAAGGCTAAAGCTGGGTGAACGTAGGGAATCTTAATGGTGACCTCAGTGTCAGTAGAAACATCAAACTCCACACGCGGTCGCTGCGTGTAATATGTCAAGAACTTCGTATCATTGAATTTGGTTTGATTTTGCGCATAAAATGGCATCCAAGTGACCAGGAGACGGCCTGCTTGGAATCGCTGCGTGTTAATCATCATGCGTACTACGATGGTGGCACGGAAGTATTGAAACCCTGCAACCTTTGCTGCAAATATGCGGTCAGTAATGGCCTGACTAGGCAGTAGAGTATCGAACACAGAAGCACCTTGAGCAGTAGTAGTAGTCCAAGGAAAAGTAGACAGTAGGCGGGGACGAGCGAGAAAATCACGAATAGAGTGCTCAGTCCCGTCTGATGTAGACAGTTTCAGCAGACGTGGAACGTCAGTGTACTGCTGGAAAGCAGAAGTAACTGTTGTCTTGTCTGCTCTCATAGTGAGAACTGGGGTCTGGTCTACAGTGACCTCAGCGGAAGAATTGTTAGTGGCGGTGTCAGCAATGTATTATGAACTTCACCTGGCTAGAGCACATTAACTCGGACCAGTATCACTCTTCCTGGATAAATAAGAAGGAGCCCACATCCTGGGGGGGTAAGACTTAATAGTCAATGGGAAAATAAAGCAAGCTGCGCAGATGGAAGTATCAGTGACCTAAATCCAACTACCAGTATATAATGCAATAAATATTAGCATCCTAATGCTTGGTGTTTAACGTCTCCACAGACGGGGGCACCTAGTACCTTCTTTCAACTTCAAGTTTGCACTGATCATAAGTCGCATGATGCAGTGTAAAACCGAACCGGTCAAAGTAGGCTAGGGCAAGGGGCTCACCATAGGTGTGCCAAACGCTGGGGCCGTGGAAGAATAATTCCACAAGAGCCTCGTCACAGCGTTCTCCGAGGTTCTCTGCCTTATCACGTTTCTTGTTGTACCACAATGGCATTTCCAAGATAGTGTCAAGGTCTAGTGCTCCCACCGTGCGTCCAAGCTCGATGTTATACACGAAACGTCTCTTAAGAAAGGAAACGTCCGCAATGGAGCGGTAAGGCGGTACCTCACCAGATGTCTTGTTCTCATCAGTATACGTGAGACCAATCCTCGCTAGGGCCAAGGAAATGGTGTTCTGATTGAACCTGCCAACGTAGGCGTCTTTAATGGACATGATAGAATCATCCCCATAAACGATGAGGGCCACGTTGTCTCTGAAATCAGAGAGTTTGAGTCCACAGAGGACCCATGCAATGCGCATGGAGACACAGAGATACATGCTGTTGAAGATCACAGTCCATGGGTGTCCGCTAGGCAAGGAGCCTGTCCACTGATAAAAACTGCCCTCGGTGACGTGCTTACTCTCGTAGACATCGTCAAACATCCTACGCATGACCTTCTCCAATTCAGGATCAGGCTTAATGATCTCGATGAGGTGTTCTGAGATGATGCGGTGGATGTGAGCGTGCTGAGAAGCGTCGAAACCACTCATGTCTCCTGCAACAATGTTGGCAGAGTTTGACACCAAGTGGTTCCTCAGGGATTCGATCCCCTCGTCCCACACGTTGATGCCAAGTGCTGTCTCGAACTGGTGGCGCTTGCTCATGTAGTATGCCCCGAGCCTTCCAAATATCATTCTCCACGCAATTGTAGCATGGAGTGGCGAGGCACTAACAAGGCGAGTCTTGCAAGCCTCCACCTTAGCGAGAGGGCGTAACTCATCCTTGAGGACGTCATTAAAGATGACCATGCCACACGAATCCTCTGATGTGTCGAAAAGCTCTTCAACGTCTTCTACTAGAGCATCGAGTTCCTCTGTATCAAAAGTGTACTCAACACCATCGCCAAAGAAAATAGTCTTGCCTCCAGAGGCCTTGACTGAGGGCCAGCATGCATAAGGATAACCTGCACTTGATGACCTGGAAATTCCTTGAAGGAACTCCTCCTCAGGTATGCCCCGGCAAGCTTGCTCAAATGTGAGTCGATGGAGGTTGGGCTCATCGCGGGCAATACCGTTCTTGATCAACCCCATGTAATCTGAAGCGCAAGCCGATATGATATGATCTGGCACATCGCAGTACCTGGGGCGGCCGTACTTCTCGATGGCAATATTGCGTGGGCTCACCACCATGTTCCCCACCAAAGTCGGAGTAAGCCGAGCAGGTGCTTTCTTTGGATCCCAGGGCACATCAAGGTAGGAGCGGACAAAAGAACTCATCCTAGGGCAAGTAGTGCGCGGTCCAATAAGAGCGAGTGGTTTGAAATCACCCACAAAAGGTATGGGTCTGGCCACGTCTATCTGGACAGGATAAACAAAGTCTTTGTCACTGTAAGCCTGGGGCACGAATTCTTGTCGATCAACATCATCCTCAAGAGCTTTGATGTAATCCTTAATGTCCTCTCGAGTAACAATGGTGGAATACCCTTCCAAACGACCACAAAATCCAGGCTTGTTGCCTGCAACATGCATGCCCACAATGTAATCAGTCTTGCGAACTCGATGTCTAGCCACCAATGGGGAACCGCAATCACCGTGGACAGTGGGTGCATAGTACTGGTAAGCTATGTCTGTCTCGATTTGAGCCACTCCAGGAATACCACACGCCAAAGCCAACTTAAGCTTGAAGTCAACTATAATCTGCTTGGCTTCCACGCCTTCACGAGGCTGGATGTGTAGACAGCCCTCATCGAACTGTAGCTTCTCAACTGAAGCACGATCGGCAAAACACTTGGTAATGTCCGGGTTGGCACTGGTCTGTCCAGTGGTGAAAACCCATGAGTCTCGAGTGGGCGCACCTCGACCACGTAAGAATCGCGATATGGGGATGCTATGTGATTGCCCCTTGCCGGATTCCAGCGTAATCATGGTATCCTCCGTGAATCTCTCCTCTCCCATCTTTAGACCAAGTACAAGAACGAAATGGTATGGGCAAAGGTAACGGTCAGCACCTAAGGCTATGGCATAACCCAAGATGTCTGTTTTATCAACCGTGAAAGTGAAGACATAAGCAGGCACCTTGTCTGTAGCATTGCGGGAATTGTGAGCTCCAAATTGAGCCTCAACCGGGGCACTGGAAGTGCGCCATGAGAGCTTCCCTCTAGGTGTGTGTTTGTCGCGCCGCTCTTTAAGGGCCTTGTAGTCCATCTGGGCTTGCTTAGTCTCATCTTCGTCTCCGTGGAAATAATCAAAAGCCATCTTTGATACCTTGACTACAGCGAAGCCAGCAATAGCAAGCGTACAAGCGCTTTGGAACGCCATAAGGCACAGGTGGAGCTTCTCATGCTTATAGTAGTTGCGCGTACGCACCCAGGGATAAAAATAACCACACCATTTGAGCTCGGCGTGTTGAAGCGGTGTAACATGTTCAGTGTTGCTCTTAATCTCTTCTCCAACCTCATGGAAATAATTTCCTTGATCCGCAAAGTCGCGGTACACAGGGGCAATACGCGTGGCAGCGAAGGCTGTGATGGCCGAAATCCAAAATTCATTAAGCTCCTTGGTTTGGTCGCTAATGCGATGAAAGTGAGCCATGAGGCGCCTGATCCTAGCCTTAGGGCTAAATGTCTTCCGCACCTTGGCTATGTACTCAGTACCGAATTGGGCTGCAAATTGCGTCATCTTCGAGGCCAACTCATCAGCGCTATATTCTTCACCAATGAACTCTTCAAGCTCAGGAACGGTAATGGTGTCACACACATGTTGCACAAAGAGGGGATCGCTAGTAATGATGCGTATCCAGTCAGGGGTATGAGCGAGAGTCTCCATGATAAGGTCGGAGAGGTCGAGCATAGAGCGCGTATCGTTGCCATCACCTCCACTATTGGATGGTAGAGCAGTGCTGAAGGAGTCTGTGTGGACCTGTGAATCAGCCTGGGCCTCGAACGTGCACACATTTGGAAAGCTTGGACTATCAAAGAAAGC